TTGTCTCTAGGTTAAACACATCCCAAAGTTCTTCTTTATATAATTCAGTCTCTAATCTTTTCCAAAGTTTTAAGGTAGCTTCAGCATCTCTCTCTGCATATTGTCCTACAAATAGTGCAGGTAATCTCCACATATCTTTTTTAGGATCAAGACCATATTCTTTAGCAGCTGCTTGTAAAATATTTTCATCTTTACCAATACCCACATAAAATCTTGCTAGAGTATTTAATGCATAAGATAATCTATTCTCATCTATTAAAGACGCTGCAATCATAGTATCTACGATTTTACCTTTTACAATTATTCCTTCTGATCTTAACCAACACACATCATACATTGCATTGTGAAATATAAATGTTGTGTCAGGTTGATTAACTATATCTTTAAGCCAAGAGTAAACTAAATTTTTATCTAGATTACCACCTGATTCGTGATGAATTGGAAAGTATCCTGCCCAACCTTCTACGGCTACAGCTACTCCTGCTACATGACCTCTACCTGTAACATTACCAGAACCTAATGTAGTTAAGTGTGGATCATTAGTTTCTAAATCTATTGCTATCTCCTTACAACCACGAAGATCTTTTAGTTCTTCTGGCATAACCCATTCTGTTTCTGGAGTAAACAATGGGATCTGGGTACTTCTCACGAGTAATCCCTTTCAATAATCATCTCTAAATAGTGTATAGCTTTTCTCACGTCCTCTTCCTTTCCCTTCGATTGATGTCTACAGATATATTTTATAGCGTTGCCCTCTGCGAAAAGCAACTTGTTTTCGTTAATAAACTCTGCAGGTTGAATTTTCATTTGTTTATAATGTTTTCCTCCTACCTGTGTATCTAGAGAATCATATTCTGCTTTCTTAAATATTTCTTTATTGGTCATAGTATATAAGCACGATCAAAGTTCTTTGGATCTAACACATGCAATTCACGCTTCGCTCTCGTCGCTCCGGTATAAAATAATCTATGTAATTCATCTGGGTCGTGACTAAAAGTTTCAAGTGCTGCATTAGTTAAGTCCTGCATAAGCAAAACTTTATCGGCTTCTCCTCCTTTCGCTCCATGTATAGTTGACATTGTTATACGAGGATTTTTATTTATTTGCTCTCCATTCGCCCTCATATTACGAATATAGTTTTCTGTGAGAGTATCTAAACCTTCAAAAGATTCGTACCAAACCTTATCAGTTATTAGTCCGTGTTTCTCTTGACAGTCTTGTAATGTATATTTGTCATCAGCGTGTAATGTTTTACCTTTTCTAAATCCTTCTAATACATTTGATCCAAGATATTCATAAATGTTTTTTATTTCTAAATGATTTAAGGTGCCTTCTTTACGCCATGATTCCCAATTGTTTAATGCTAATAATAATTTAAGAGATATAGAATTTCTTCCTTTGTATTGATAATACCATCCTTGTAGTTCACATAAATCTTTTACATCATCTAAAAAATAATTAGCTGAAGATAGTACTAACCAATTACCTTGAGACATATCTACTTGTGTAATATCAGAATATCTTTTTAAGATTCCCTCATCATCTCTTGGTCTATATTGTTTATCAAATCTATTTTGTACCTTACTAATTATATGTTGAGATAGTTCATGTATAGGTCCACCTGGTATTCTATATGATTGTTCTAATGTTTTGATATCATCTACTTCTTCTTTTAAAGCTATGAAGTGATCTACATCTGCACCTGCCCATTTAAATATTGCTTGATCATCATCTCCTGCAATGTAAGTTTTGTTAGCGTTTGTCCAAAGTTTTCTAACCATATCCCATTGTATTAAAGATAAGTCCTGCGCTTCATCTATAAACAATACTTCAAATTTAGGATTAATATCCTTTTGTATAAAATTTTCTAATAAGTCATTAAAGTCTTTCAAGCCTTTTTCTTTTTTAAATCTTTTTAATTCTTCTGCTAATAAAAATAATGTACTTCTTTCTATATCTAATATGTTTTGTCGTGAATCATAATACTCTAATAGATCCATACGTTTAACTGCAGCTGTATTTATGATTGTAAGATATTCATTATCAGAATTAAAGGTACCATCATCTGCAGAATAAGAAGCAGTCTTAATTGGTATGCCACATTTTTGTCCAAATTCCTTATAGTCTTCGGGTTTCATCATCTTCTCTTTAGTCATTCCTAATTCTCTAAATGCATAGGAGTGTAGAGTTCTAAAATTGTCTAGATCATTGTCTATATCTAAAGCAAATTTATCTGCAGCTCTATTTGCCGCTTCAGTGGCTGCTTTCCTTGTAAAAGAAAAGTAACCTATTTGTTTAGGTCTAACTCCTTGTTGAATAAATTCATCCACTAAATTTAACAACGTTGTTGTTTTTCCTGTTCCTGGTGGTCCTAATATTATTGTCTTCATATTTTTTTAGTTTCCTTTCTGATATTCTTAATTTTGTTTGTGTAATTTCTAATTCATCTTTTAATACTTGTATTTCTTTTCTCATTCGAAGGTGCCAATTAATACCCACGTCTTTAGAATACTTCACTAAAACAATCCTTTCATTAGTCCTATATTAAATATTTCTTCTTTAGTTCTTACTCTAGCACCTTTAGAATTTTCAGATCTTGTTACAAATCTTAAATTTTTAAGTCTATAGTTCCAAGGTTTTCCATCAATATGATCTACTACTGTTATATCATAATCATATGGGTCTAAATGATCTGGATCTAGAAAAGCTCTAGCTGCTAATTTGTGAATACAAATACTTACACTTTTTAAACTATTGTTATTTTTTCTTTTATCTAATGATTGTAACATTACATATGGATATTCTATGGTATCTCTAATAACTACATGTTGAACCTTACTCGTTCCTTTACCTTTGTAATTTGTATTAATAATATATGGAAAATCTCCTGTATTTAATCTTTCATGGAATACAGCAAAAGGATGTAATCCTCCTGTAGGTTTCATAAAATATCTATTAGGAATTATATTATGATTAGGAATAATACTAGCAACATCTACGGTATTATAATCAACTCCTACTTTTAATTTACTAGGTTCTTTAAATAAATTTAATTGATCTTTTTTCATTAAAAATTATCCTGTTGGTAAGCAATTTTAGATAGGGTTGCATCTATTTTTTTCATAGTTTTTATTTTAATTAGTCTTGGTTGTTGTTTTTTAATTGTCATTCTAATTTCTTCTACAAATATATTTTCTAATCTTTTAATTAAATTTCCTGTTTTAATTTTATCCATATCCCAATGATTCTTTTTACAAAAATTATAGAAGTCTTCCATTCTAAAATAAGTAAATTCTCTTTGTTCATCTGTAAATGGTAACTTATTAAAAATATCATCCATAGTTCTTGCAGCTTGTCTATTGGTAGTCCAATCTTGTAATAGTCCTGTTAATTCATTAATAGGATCTAATGATTCTAAAGGTTCTATCTCTTGAATATTAGTCATCATTGGTTTTAAAAAATGTTGTTTCCAATCTTTAGGTTTAGGTACCGGTATAATAGAGTTAGCTTGATCTAGGCAAGCTAATGCAAACATACCTGGATTGTAAAGTTGTTCTGATTTTAATTCTATTCTTTTATCTCCTAGATTTAAAAACCATTGTGGAGGATTAGAAGTATATTTTGTTAGGTTTGCTAACACAGGCATTTCTTCTTCTCCAAATCCTACACCAAATCTTTTTGTTCTACATAAACCAGACTGACATACAGAATTAATAGGTGCATCTTTACATCTATACTTGTCATAACCTTTTCTGTTTACTGATTTAATTAATTGTTGAACTTCATTGTTGCTCAATGCAGGTTCCATATATTGCATATTAGCTTTTACTATTTCATCTTCCCAACTATCTGGATGCGATTGTTTATAATAAACTGCAATATTAAATAATGCATTGTTTCTTGAGCCCTCCCCAAAACCTATTGATGCTAATTTGTTTAAACAAGGAGGACCATTTGGAAATGCTTCTTCTATTTTTTTTTTCTTCTGTCTTAATTTTTTCGACTTCTTCTTTACTGCAGCTGTAAACATCATAGAGCTGACAAAATTCCTCAAGTGTACAAGAGGAGCCATTATCGTTAATAGCATATCGTAGTCCTTTCGTTTCATTGTGGTATGGTAAGTTTAAGAAGTTACCAGTGTCACCACGTTCCACTAATATTTCTGTTTGTTTAGGAAAGATCTCTGAACCTTCGTATCCTAAAACTTTTGCAAATTGTTTTAATTTTGATTGCATCAATGATGCAGGAATATTTTCTTTGGTAAATAAAAAGACGTGCGCTCCACCAGATTTAGATCGGCAAACTATTAATGGGAGTTTAAGATTCCTAATACTTTTAACGAGGCCAGCGTGATCAAAGTTATATTCGTCAATATCAATGCACCCCCACCTACAATCATTATTTTCTGTGATAGGGATAATCCCAAGGGCAGCTCCTTCTCCATTGAGATGTCTTTCCCAGAGTTCGTCGGTGACTGGTTTACGAACAATAAAAGCTTTTCCTTGTTGCTTTCCGTTTGAGCCACGTTCTCCAGGTTGGTATTGTCCATATGCTATTGTTAATCCACTAAATATATTTTTGAATTTATCTTTTTTCATTATCATTTCTATTGAATTTGTAAAGGGGATCTTGCGATCCCCTTCGAACTAAATTTAGTACGGCGTACTATCTTTAGCCACCTCTTCTACATCTGCTTTTGTTTGCACGTTTCCTTTAGAGACATTTCCAGAAAAATCTTTTGCACTTAAGTACAAAGACTTATCTTCCTGTCCTAATATTCTGTCTTGTGTAACAACCCATCCATACCAAGAACCTTTATCGTTCTTTTGTAGTGTAGATGATAGATTATACACAACCCCATGCATTGGTGGGATTATAAATCCACCTTTTCCGTCAGGTATTTGTATGGTTTTCATCATAGAATTCCATTTTTTACTGACGTTTAATTGAGTTGATTTCATAGTAATCAAAGCAGGAGTATAACCCCCTGTTTTTGTCTCAATCATTACATAGTAAGACGCTGTCTCTTCAAGATAATTACCATTTGGCAATCTAATCTTTGAGCCATCT